CCCAGCAGACGGATTGGCTCTGACATTAGAAGTTATGCTGCCGTCAGTGTTGCTAGCTGTTGACGTTCCAGCGTCCCATGCCCAGGCTACAAGAGGATCTGAGTTTTCATTGGCACCGATGGCGCTGCCAAGCGAGAATCCATCAGAATTAAATGCAGTAACACCGGAACGAACATCTTCAACTCCGCTATAACTGCTCATTAGACGTTTAGTGACACCGCGCACAGTGTCATAAAATTCATGGTCGTATGATTTATTACGGTTCTTAACCCATACTAAATCCGGGCTGAAATCGTAACCACTGATTGATTGCGTGCTGCCGTTACCGGTATATAAGGCCGTATCAAACGCCGTCGAACCATCGGCAATCGTTGGGTCGCTCAAATTAGTGGTTACAAGACTGGAATAACCTGTTGGTGGCGTGTACACAAATGGGCGTTGGCCGAAGTTTGCCGACACTGAAGTGCCGGATTGCTCGTTCCCAAATGCAGGAGCATAAGCACCTGTCAAGCCGGTAAACGCTGTTCCTTGATCAACGCCGTTCTTGTAAAACTTAAGTGTTCCTGCATCAAGATCTAACGCGATACCTATAACATCTCCAGTGGTGTAAGCAGCGCCATACGCTGCCGCACTACCATTAGTATATTTGCTGCCATTGTATGAATAATAATTATACGATACACCAGAAGAACTATTTTGACCAAGCCAAGTTATTGATGATGCCAAAATAGAAGACTCTGCAAGGCCGATACTGGTGTAACCGTTAGTGCTGGTTACTTCCCAATACCATTTGTTGCTGGTGAGGTGAAAAGTTGCTTTTACAATGCCAGTTCCAGTTGAAGTAGCATCTAGATTGCCATTAGTAAGTGTTTTATTGGAATTATCTAGCGGGTTCCACGTCGCATAATTCCCGCCATTGTTGCCAGAAGCTGCCGTGTAATTCGTCGGTGTGTCGATCAGGCTGTCAGTATCTCCTGCAGCTGTATATGCAACACCAGAGTCAACAAGTCGCGCTCCATCAATTTTAAATCCATAAACAAGCAAACCTTGTCCGCCTGTTGAAGTCTTGCTAACGACAATAGATGTTATATCACCACTAAAAGAAACAGTTACAGTATTTGCAGCAGTTGGATTAGTGCCGGATGTCGTAAAAGCAGTGGCCGTTCCACCGTTTATTGAAATCGTTCCAGAGCCACTTGACGTAACGCCACCTAAAAAAGTTACAGAGGAATTGCAAGAAATTGCTGGGCTAATACTTAGTGTTACGACGGCAGAAACTGAACCGTCGCCGTTAGCATGGGCATAATTTGAGTCATTGGCATTAAAAGCATTTGTTGCAGGAAAGGAGCCATGCCAAGTGCCACTGTTTCCCGTTGTGGTGATGTTATTACTCCAAGTCTGACTTTGCAGGGCACCTGCGTTAGCCGTCAGGTTGTGGACCGTAAAGGTGTTGTTTTGACCGCTGCTGTCAGTTCCCAGCGCAGCGTTTGATGAATTATCGGCAAATTTTAGATGAAAACCGTTTGTTCCATATGATCCAGAATATGCCTTGGGGTTCCAGTTGTTATCGCTGTCGTACTCACCAAAGTCAGTCGGATCAAGTGCTTGACCCACCACAAAATGTATTTCGGCTAAGTAGCCAGCTAAATAGTTGCCGCCTGAGTTTCTGCCTATGTAATGAGTTTGATTGAGATTAAAAGCACTTTGGTAATTTTGAACAGGGTAAGTTGCAGTCTTTTTAGTTATATCTACTCCGTTTAAATAAATAAAAACACGATCAGTTGCCGTGGCTTGAGTTGTGTCATATTTTACAATAATGTTATACCACGCCGATAAATCACGCATTCGCGCAGTGTCTGCTTCGACGGTTCCACCTATGCTTTCGTACACCCGCAATTTATCAATGCTGTCAAAACCAATGGCTGTTGTGTTGCTAGAAGCAAAAATATCTTGATAACCGCTAGCACTGTAAAGCTCACTTTTTTTAAGCCAACAGGAAAATGTCCAAGTGCGACGGTCACTCGCAGAACTTGGGGTTCTGGAAAAATAACTTGAATCCGATGGATTTAGTCGGACAGATCTATCTATCTGGTACGCCGCTGCAGCATCAGCCGCCGCTCCAATAAACAGCGGGCTTGCACTTCCAGGAATACTCATGACACGTTCAGCAGCGAGGTCACCGTAATACGGCTGGAACTTTCCACATAGTAGGCAAGAACATCAACTGCACTAGCTGTTGTCGTTAATGTCGGTGCCGTTCCACCAGCAAATTTGTACACAGAGTTATACGCCAGTGTTCTAGAGCCTGTACCGTCTTGCGTAACCACAATTACGCCAGACTGACCAGCAGTTACATTGCTTGGAGCGGCAAGCGTTCTATTGCCTGCCAAAGTCAACGTAAAATTATTTCCAAGACTTAGGTCTACAGCCACACTTGAGGCATCGGTCAAAGCAACAGGCGTACCTCGCTGTGCCTTTGTAAAGCTCTGAGCAACAGCAAGGCCAGCAACAGTTGTCGTTGCATCAGGCAGCGTAACCGTTACATCAGCAGTTGGATTGCAAGTCAGCGTCAGTTCATGGTCATCAGCAGACGTGCCCTCCATTACGATGTTGGAGTTAAACGTTGCAACACCTGCAAACGTTGAAGTGCTATCAAACGTTGCAACACCCGTAACGTCTAACGTTCCAGGAACATCAACGTTGCTAGTAAATTCAACACCCGTTCCAGCTGCGTCAGTCTGCAGCAGTTGACGGGCAGTACCGTTTGCAAGCTTGCTAACTGCAATCTCTGCGGTTGAACTAATGTCTGCGTCCGCAATCGTTGCGTTCGCAATCATCGTGCTAGTAACCGTTCCAGTATCGCCAGTTGTTACAACGTTTCCGCTGACATCAGGGAAAACAATTGACCTGTCAGCAGTGGGGTTGGTAACCGTAATTGTTGTTTCGTTTCCATCATCTGATGAACCCTCAAACGCTAATACAGCGTTCTGACCCAGCAATACAGTTCCAGTAAATGTTGGGCTAGCAGCACCAATTTTTTCGGTGTCTAACTCTTGAATTGCAGACTGGACATTGGTTGCTGCAATACCACCAACCGGAACAACTGAAATGTTTGCAGCAGTTTGCCCAGCAATTGCATTGGAAACATCGATTAACGAGAACGTTGCCCCTGTGCCCAAACTTACGAGCATGTCAGGTGGGGCTAATGCAACAGCAGGCGCATTGCCTGAACCTGTGCCTGAAGTGTCAACAACAACGTAGAAATTAAGGTTGGTACTAGCCGGTGCCGGTAATGCCGCTCCAGCTGTAAACCCAGCAGCAGAGCCTTGTGTTGTTACACTGGTCAGCTGATTGGTATTAGCGTTGTAAGTTCCAGCGTTTACAAGGTTGCCGCTGATAACTGTAATTGGCTGGAAAGATTGACCTGTAAAAATGTAAAGATCGCCGTCAGTTGACTCGTCGAAAAAGAACTGACCTTTAAAGTCACCATCAGGAAAGGTAACAATGTTATCAGTTGCACCAGCACCGCCAAACTTGACAGTTGATTGATCGGCTAGCTTGTCTGCTGTAATCGCATCAGACGCGATTCTGGCTGCTGGTAACGTGCCACTTGTAATCTGCGATGCAGCAAGATTTGGAACGTCAGAAGCAGCTAAACTGTCGCCAGTAGAAACAACACCCTGCGCCGTAACAGTCACCTTTGTATAGGTGCCAGGCGTTACCGTATTAGTAATACCTATATTTCCACTACTATCAACTGAAAGTCCCGCGCCAGGGATAACAGCACCTTTTGCTGAGCTGGTTGCAGCAGGTAGATCGGCAGAAGTTAATGTACGACCACCAGTAATTAAACCTTTTGCGTTGTAAGTAACAACGTGATGCGTCGTGCTAGCAGTAACATCATTATCCACTTCAATGGTGTTAGAATCCATTCGGAGTCCTTCACCATTAACAACAACACCGCCTTTCGCGCTGCTAGTTGCAACAGGAATATCGCTGCCGTCGATTTTTCGATATTCAACTGCACCACCGCCGCTAGTAGGACCAGCTAAAAACTGGTTTGATGCAGACGTATCGTTTATGACTGCTGCAATCGTTGCAGCTCCAGTCGTTGTAGTAACAGTAATGTCAACAACACCAACGGTACTACCAGCAACGCTGTTGATTGAACCAGGAGATTTAAGGCTTAGCCATGCACTACCGTTCCAGCAATGCAACAAATTATCGTTTGTATCGACAGCTAACTGGCCTACAAACGCTCCAGAGGTTGGAAGCGTTGTAACAAGATCAACTGTTGATTCATTGCCGAGCTTTGCAGCCGTAATTGCGTCGTCAGCAACCTTTGCTGTTGAAATCGCAGAATCAGCAATTTTTGCTGTAGCGATGCCGCCATCAGCAAATAAAATTTTTGCGCCAGGAATCGTTGCATCACTAATGACTGTGACGCCATTAGCAATCAAATCACCAACAGTTAACTTTTTGGTTTCGCTGGCGCTGCTATCGACGACAGCAACCAAATCACCAGTTGCTAGAGCCGAACCAGTTAGCGCATTAAGCTCACTAATTTTTAAATCAGCCATGGGCGGCTAGCTCCGGGTTAAAAATCCTGCTGTAACAGCAGTTTAGCGCCGCTGTCTTGATCCAAGCGTATGTCACCAGAGTCCTCTTGCAAAACTGCGCCTGGCGCTTCCAGCGTCATTCTTAGCTGTATTTCGCCAGTCGTAACAAAATCAGCTGTAATTTGCACCGTGCTGTCAGGTGAAAACTGAATGGCTGCCGCTGTAATTATACCTTCCACGTTCCACCAAATCTCATCATTATTTCGTTCCGCTACACCGCTCGGGTTATACCCAACTTTTTTAATGTAAAAACGCCCGACAAAATTGCTGCCAACCTTGGTGCGATGCGCTAACTCATATAAATACATTGGTAGTTCATTAGCCGTGTCGCCCGTGTACTCCCAAAAAGCAGTAATACGACCAGAACCAGAAATTAACGTATTGACTCTGGAACGAAATTCATCAGACAACACTGTCGTGTCTACTGTTTCACGCTCGGTATTTATCTCAAAACTGTTGACTTGAGCTAAAAGACGCGGCGCAACAGATTCAACAACTATTTCAACGTTTCTCAAGCTGCCTGAACATGCAAGAGCAATTGCGTTTGCTTTGCCGCCACTGACCGCATGGGCAAAACTGTTGTAAAGCCTGATGCCGTCTAGCTCATCAACGTGAATAAATTTTTTAACGCTTGAATCCGTATAGCTGTCGATAAAATCAAGAGCAGTGTTATCAGTGGTTGTAATTTCAATTTGATCACCTGTTAAAAGCAAGCCGTGTTTTAAATCGTCTGATAAAGAGTCACCGTGCTTAAAATCAAAACCAAATCGTTTTTCAGTTGCATTTACGTCACCAGCATTGTTTGCTGCAGCATTGATGCTTGCTTGCAACTTGCCGCCATTAAAGACACGCTTTAACTCAATTTCGCCGTGAGTTCCAAGATATACTGTCATGAGGGAGTATTTATGGTTACGAATTTCAATGTACCGGTCCCTTGGAACGCGATCTCAGCTCGGACAATATCGCCTGTTGCCGCGCCGATGGATGCACTGGTGATATATGCGTCTAATACAATGTCTTTATTGTCCGCTCCATCAACCCAACGAAAAGTTAACTCGACAATATCGCTGCTGCTAACGCCTTTAGAGCCGGTCTTATAAAGACTGTTAAGGATGTTTGCGGTGTTAAAAGTACCGTTATCCTCTTTGTAATACAGCAACGTCGCGCTGCCGCTATAACCCACTACGCCAGGCACATAAACACGAATATGCTCGTTTAATGATGTTGTTTCAAGCGTTTCTAAATTTGCAGACAGCTGAAAATTAACGACCTTGGCAAGGGTCGTTCCACCGACTTGCAATGCCCCATCTCTGCCGGAGTAGACCTTTGACATCAGGAAGGATTCCTCGCTTGATCAGTGGTTACGCCAATCAGATTCACTGTAACAGTGCTTACCCCAGGTCGCACCTGAACAACTTGTGGTGGACCCTCATATCTGTACTGAGCTTTGTTGCCAGAACTGACAGCAGTTGTCGATGCAGCAGGCGTATTGGCTGCACCTCCCATTCCAGAGTGAACACTGCAGTAGTAGTACAACGGTGGAGCGTCTTTTGCTACCAGAATTCTTGTATATGAACCATCTTGCCCAGGCGTACCAAATGTCGTTACGCCTGTGGTGTACTCCGTTCCACCCCCGTGCGTTCCATCGCTGTCCTTAGAAAACCGCAAGGGGTGGCCTGCGTTGGAATTGTGCTGCTGACTAAATAAATACACTGTGCCTTCAGTCAATTCCAAAGTTTCTGCATCAGAAGTACTTTCATCAAAACGGTACTTATTGCCCCCACCACTGCTAACCACATGTACTCGGTAGGTAACGGTTGGAATTTCAATTTTAGATGGCCTCAAAGCGTCCTTATTGCCGCTCCAACCTCCTAAAGCCTGACCAGGCAAACTAAAGGTTTGAAACGTGCCTTGCATTTCATCGTAATGGTCAAGAAATAGCTCAACGTTTGGATCGCCAATGTTGGCATAGGACAAGCTGAGCTTGACATCAGTTCGCTGACTGCCATACAAAATTCGAGTTTCAGCCCCGCTTTGCGACTTAAACGTTTTGACTGGATAGCCTCCAGGCTCAAAAGTACGGCCAGAAGGCTTGAGAATTGGGAAAGCCATTAGGTTGATTCAATAATTACAGAATCTTCACTTGCAATTAGTTTTGCAAGCTTGCTACTCCCATCATCATCGCAAGGATGCTCTGAAGCAACAATGTCCACCGTTCCTTCCTGAGAAAAAGTCAACTGCTCTACAATATACACGTTTTGTGAGACGTTTTCATTTTTAACACTGAAAACTGTGTCGTGAAAAGTTGTATCGGACACTTTCCCATTACTAACTTGCATTATTCCTTCTTCAACGTCCTGCGAGTTTGTTTTAAAGAAAAACACTTTATATTGGTCGTCGGGCATGTCTTGCAAACTATTTACTACTCCAGTGGAGCTTACTGTTCCATTATTTGCGCTGAAATAAGGACTGGAACTTGTAATAACCTTTATGTAAGATCCAGCGCGTAAGTTTAACCCGTGCAAAGTTGTTGAGAAAGAAATTGTATGGGTTACTAAATCGCGAATCCCTAAAAAGTATTTCGCAACCTTAATTGCATGAGTTTTTGAAGTGCAGAACTGTGTTAGGTCAAATTGCTCTTGAGGCAATACGTCTATGTCGTGTTTTTGAAGCTGTCTTTTCAGACTGACTTGTACCGTTTTTTCCTCAGGTAGCTTGTTCTTAGATTCTTGCCTATAACGCACCACTGCTTTAAAAGGTCTACGCTCTTCGCTTCTTAAATACTCAAGTTTATAACTGTCTTCTAAAATGTTGCCAGCTGTAAAAAGCTGATCTATTTTTACCGGCCCAATGTTAATTTGACCGTTTTTTTCCGTTACAGGTATTGCGGGCTTTAGAGAAAATTTACCATCTGTAATTACAAAATTTAACAAAAAGTACGGAGACGTGTCGGTAATGTACTGGCGAAGATTTGTCCTATCGCCAACCACCCCATTAAAAAATAACTTTTGTGTGTGCAAAAAGCGAGAAGCAATTTTAAAAACGCTTAAATTTTCGTCAATCTCGCCGGTTTCTTTTCTTGCTCCATCTTTGTCTAGCAAAACTGGATTGTTTTTATCTATTTTTAGCAAGGCCCCCGCCCCACCTGTTTGATCGGTTAACAGGTAAAAAACTAAATCAGTAAATAAATTACTTGGGCCAACTTCTTTGCGGTTAGCTGCAGAGCCTTGTTGATCATAAACCTTTAAACTAGGATGCAGCCTTTTAACATGCAAACCACTTCCTAGCCAGCAACGCAGTTGATCTAAACTAGTAAAATTACGACTTGCTTTTAACGATAAACCAGCAAGAGTTAAATTTCTATACTGTGGAACCTCTGCGTTTTCAACAATTTCATTTACATAAACTATGGTGTGTTCAGGCTCAGATTCATTTGATTTTTGCACTAAATTTCTGTAAAGACTAAGATCTGAATACTGACTTTGAGTTTCAAATTTGGCCTCGCCAGTTTCTTTTGTTATGGGTTCTATATTTATATCTGAAATAATATATACAAAACCGCTTAAATCAAAAGAAGTTTTGTATGGGTTGTCAGAAGCAATTACGACAAGATCGTTAAAAGCCTCATCCTCTGTCCAGTTAGTTGTCGTGCCTATCTCAACAACTTCAATTTTATTGGGATGATTCCAAACTTTAATTTTGCCAGCAAAATCTCTTACATCTAATTTTTCGACAGTTGCTGTTAATTTAAATTTAATAGTTTTAAGCCCTGCTGCGTAAGTTCGAGCAACTGTTTTTGACTGTCCAGGTTCTAATCCCCTAGGGTCGCCAAAAACTTCGTAATAATAAGCTTGTTCTCGACCTAAAGGCCCTCTTACTACGTCGATATCTGTAACTATATGAATTTGACCAGAAAAGGTCATCGTTCCATTTGGGTGATTACGAACAAATGGATTTGAGTTTGTGTAAGCTGCTGTACTACCTCCATCTTCTGTAGAGCCAAGGCCGCGCTTAATATCAAGATTATTGTTAACAGCAAACTGATCTGAACTGCTTACAAGTTCACAGCTAATAAATTTCCATGTAAAAGTTACTCCATTATTTACGCGAGCATAATGCGAATCAGGCAGCCTTACTTTTTGTACTGTCCATTTAACAATAACCCATCTGCCTATACCAAAACTTTCTCTTGTTTTTGTCTCTTTAAATCCCCCTTCATTGATTGGATCATTATCGCAACGCCCAAAAATTTCATGAAAAAATGCTCCGTTTTTTCCAGGAAAACCTTCTATACCAAGCGGATCAATACTTGATATATTGACAGTTTTTCTAATAGCTTTTGCTACTGTTGCATTTTCTTCTTGAGACTGTGGCAACACAATGTTGCTAGAAATTACTCCAGGTAAGCCTGAAGTTGCAGAGCTTGCGACTTCTATTGTTTTAGGATCTCTAATAAATTCTTTGTTAACTTTAATACTGTCTTTTCTAATCCTTGTTCCTGCAACCTTAATATCAAATCTTCCAAGGGTTCCAACGTCAGCAAGCAAAAGAAGCAATTTCGTTTTTTCATCAGAAAAAGAGCCTGAAAGGCTGATTATTTCTTGTTCATCTGCAAGGCTGCGTAATTCAGAGCCGGGAATACTTACAAATTTATATTCTAACTCAACTGGTGCTGCGCGATGAATAAAACGTATAGAGTTATATTGATCAACCGGTTTACTTCCTGTAACCGCAAAGTAATAATCTATTTTTTCAAAATTAAAGCTATTGCCGTTTTCATCCAAACCGGCTTGGCGCACAAATACTTGAAAAACAGAAGTTCTTTTAATGTGCCCATTGTACGTTCCAGAGCGTACTTGTACTTCGTTTTTGTCAAAGTCTATAAGTTTTTCCGGGCTTGGAACGGTATTAAAGGCGCACAAGCCGTTTAAACGCTGAAAAACTCTGCTTCTTATTCCAATTTCAGTAACAACAGCAGGTCTGTTGTTTCTTACCAATCCTGTTGAAACGCGCGTGATAGGGAAAAAACCAGCTCCAATGCCGCTTTTATCGGAAATAAAATCTCTGCCTTCAGGCTTAATTACAAGTTTTTCGCTAACAAGACCAATCTTTTTATTTCGTGACTCATCTACGCTAAGACAACGCAACGTTATAATTTGTCTTTTAGCATTTGGAGCGTCAGGATCGTATTGAGTTAGCCTTCTTTTTGCTACTTTCCACAAAGTATTTCCAATTGCAAATTGTTCACCAACTTGCATGACATCGTCAGCCGCAATTTGCTCTGAAGCAACTGTTTGGTTTATATCGTCAACGCTTTCTCCTCTCTTTTTTGATGTACGGCGATACTTGTCTTCGGGTATTTTTGACGGATCAATGACAAATTTTACTTCATCTCCTTCCGCTACTTCTACCACATCAGAAACTTTGTCGTCTATACCTAAGCCATCTACAGTAATTGAGCTACTATCTGATTTTTTTGTTAATTCGACTAAACCCATGCGAGGGCTATATTGACGCCCTTTTCCTTTCATGCCTTGCTCTTTAACTTCGCGTAAAGCGTCGCCGCTACCTACGTTTATATTTTTATCATCATCTCCAACAATTTTTATACGACGCAATACTTTGTCAAATCCTTGTTGTCTTTCTACTTTATCAGCGTTATCTGGATCAAGTTCCTCTATAACTGATACAGTCTCATAATTTACCCTATAACCATTGCCATTCGGTACCGCTGCGTGAACCCCAAATTGTGTGTTATTTGATAACGAATATGCGTGACAGAAATTTTTTGAGTTATCGGAATCATTGTTTGGGCATGTAAAAGCATCTTCGTCTTTTTCACCCGCAGAAAATATAGAGGGATCTCCCGAATCCAAAGTCCCGTTGGTTCCGTGGACTATGTCGCTAAACCTAATCCGAGTCTTGCGGGGTGTAGTCGTATTTCGTTTCCAGTAAAAAGCAAAAAAGTCTTTGTGGATGGCATCTAGGGCATTGTTGCCAAGAAAAATTCCCTCAAGGCTTGGTGGCTCAATTCCATCAGGTTCTTCATCGTCAGTAACTCCTTGTTCGCCAACAACAAACATTAACTTGGCAGACTGCTGCGTTCCATGGCTAAACATCCGTGACCAAACAAGTTTTGGCGTAATAAGCATTCCGCCAACATTTGTTTCGTCATCGTAAAGACCAAAAATAATTGGAACGGGTGCGCCATAATCTGCCAGGTCGTTAAGCGTGTCAAAGCCTCGGCTTTGGGTAAAACGATTGCCTGCGTTGACACTCCCAAGATCTAGTTGCGACCGCTTTGATGCCTCTGGCATCTTTGGCTTTGGTGTCAGTAGATAATTAACACCAGTCATCACCAAGCTAATGGCAATGCTGATTAAAATTGCTTCTCCATAACCACCAGCTTGTATATCAGGAATATGCTCATACTCAGCAGGACGCACCACGCCTTTGCGTCGTACCTCGGCAGCAAATTTGCGATATTCCTCTTCCGTTATCCCAATCGTCTTGATTAACTCTCTCTCGTACGGAAGCAGTGGTACGTCGTAAACAGTTGGACCGAAGACCACTGAACCTTTTCCGACATTCGATTGACGTACAAGATTCCCGTCTGCCATGTGACTGCAAATGCCCAGGATTGCTGCGGTAACAGCAGAATGTCACCATCATACTCAGGCTTTTCAACTCGCATACCCCAACGCATAATGTCGCGGCAGATCTCCCACTTGCTTGCCTTATACCACGACTGCTTAAAGGGTGGCGCTTCAACGCCCATACGCTCCAATGCTTGATAACACAAATGAATGCAGTCGATATAGCCGTCACTACCGTCAGCACCAAAGCGGTACGGCATTCCGATTAAATCACTGCAGTCGGACACTGTTGCTAATTGGCAAATTTCCAACTATGCGTTGCGTCAAAGATCGCCTTGGCACATCCGTTCCAACAGCATCCAAAACAGAACTCAGCTCTAGGTTGAGCGAGACATTATCCCATTGCCCGCCAGTGACTTGGCCGGTGTAGGTATGGACAGTGGAGTGGTTTGCTGTAAGGCCAGTGTCAGGGTCAGTGTCTTCGATGATTAAAAGGTCAACCTCCATTATGTGACTATCTTGAATTGCTTCAACCGCCCAACTACGAGTTAGTTCATTATTTGGAAAAACAAGCGTAGATTCAAGTCCGTCACCTGTGCGGTTAACGGTGACGCCAGAAAAACCAAAAGGCACAAAAAAATAACTTTGTGGCGTTTCATCAGTTGCGCCTTTATGGTTTAGTTGCTTGTTAATAAAAAAGTTTTGATACCGAAATTCAACGGTCTTTTTTGCCTTGATTCGTAAAACGTGGCCGAAAGCAAACTGCGTCACATTCCTAACCTCTTGCGAGTGCTGCTGCTCATCTGTAACCGCTTAAGCGTTTGTTGTTCACCCTGTTTAGCACCCTGATTAGCAGCTTGCCTCATGCCGCTTTGGAACTGATCAGCTGTCACATAATCAACGCTGTTGATACGTTCGACGGTGTACCGAACGTCGATTGGTGCGGCAACTGCAGCTCCGCCACCTTCGCCTGACGTTCCGGAGCCGCCTGTTTCGGGGACGACAGAAGCGCCGCGAGCACCACGCGAGTAACGCGCCATGCTTTCACGCATCTTGCTCTCGGGGATAACGTACTCGCCTTGACCGCCTTCTCCGATTAGCGCACGAGTAGGGCCTCCAAAATATCCTCCTTCCGCAGCCAACGAAGGAGAGGGAGCACTAAAGTCCCCTACCTTGGGCGGAGCAAAGGTGCTGGGAGATGCAAACCCTGGCCCAGAACCAAACTGACCGGGTGGATTCATTCCCTGGAACGCAGAGCCAGTTTTAGGTGCTGGCGTTTGGGGTGTAGACGCTCCTGCGCTTGCCGCACTACCGAAGAAATTAAGCGCAATGCCCAGGATCTGCATCTTGATTGCGTGAGCAATCATTTCTGCAGCCATGTCTGCAAAATGATCTGCAGTACGTTTAAACAGGTTGGCCAGCGCTTCTTGAGCAGACATGCTGCCGGTAATCAGCCCCTTAAATGACTCGCTAAACGCATCCCCGATTGCATTTGCAGCAAGAATAACCTGATTTGCAGGGTCAACTAAGTCGTTAAGAGAAGCTTTGATGCGCTTCATTTCTGCCTCAATGTTTTCCGCAGGAGTTTTCTTGCCTTTAACCTCTCCCTTGGCTTTTTTGCCCTTTTCTCTAATTTCGTTTTCACGCTCCAAAGCATCATTTAGTGCCTCTTGGGCCGCTGCATGCGCGTCCGTACCAATGGTTTGAGCAACAATGACTCTTAGAATGTTGATCTGAATTTCATTGGAACGCAGTTGTTTCTCAACAAGCTCGTCAATTTCTTTGACCTGCTTCTTAGCCTCAATAACTTGCTTGGCAGCGGCAGTCGTGGAGCCGCTCATAATCAGCTCTCCATACTCACGCTCAAACGCATTACGGTCCTTAAGAGCATCTAGTTTTCTTTGAACAGGCTCAAGTGTTTTTTCACTTGCCGTTCCAGACCGTTCTACAGCAACAGCAATTTCTCGTTCAAACTGCAACGTTGCGAGCTTGGTTGCGTTTGTCTCAATGGTTTTGCTTAGAGAAATATCCTCTAAGTCGGTTAGCTTTTGACGTTCTGCCTTTCCAGTTTCGCGAATTTGAGCAATACGTTTTTCAAACGCAAGCTTGCGACGAACAATGGCAGCACCTTCACTGCCAAGTCCAACAATTTTTTGTTCGGCTTCAATCTGGCTATTAAGTATTCCAAGACGTTTTTTAAGACCAATTGTTGGATCAACTTTTGATCCTGCCTTTTTTGGTGGCTTGGTGGGATCAGGTAAACCCGCCTCCAGGTCTCTAAATTGTTCTATTGCATCCTGTATATCTTGAATTGTTTGCTGCCTATTTCCAGACAACTGCTCTTGCAGCGCAGCCGCACGATCAGCTGCCATTGATTCAGGAGTAATCATCCCAAATCCTGCTGTCTCTGCAAGGCCAGCGATAAGTCGATCCATAAAGGTGACTTGACCTGCTTGCGCAACAAGACGACGCTCTTCCTGTTCTGCGATAGCGGTAACTAACGCAAGTTGAATAACAGCGGCATCCTTGGCAGCCAACTGGTCAATAAGCTGTTGAGCCCTTTCACGACCAATTTTCCCAACATTTCCAAGAATTATTTCTCCAACATCGCGCAAATCTTTTGCAGTAGCCAAGCTTTTAGCGGTAGAAACATCTTCACCAAAAACCCTGGCAAGAGATTTAATTTGCTCAGTATTGGCTCCAAGACCTTTAAAGCCTGCAAGCAACTCAACTGTTTCATCTTTTGCAAGTTTCAACTCACTTGCTAAAACCCTTATTTCGCTAGACGTAATAGAAGCATTGGTTGCCGTTCCATCCAACCCCGAGTTTAAATCAACAATGCTTTTGTTCAGTTGTTCAGCCTCTTCAATAGCTTGCCCGGCAGCAGTACCAATAATTGACAACGCAAAACCAAATCCACCTCCAATAGCACCACCGGCTAAACCGCCAATCGCACCACCAGCTGCTGCAGTGCCCCCTTGGCCAAACAGCAACGGAAAACCGCCGCCAATCAAACCACTGCTAAGCGCTCCACCAATCCTCTGATTACGTTGTTGGCGGCGCATCATTCGCTCTTCGTTGTAAGAAGCTCGAATTTTGTTTGCATCCTGAAAAAGCCTATTTAGCTTTCTTTGAGCATCACTTTTTTGTTCAATTACACGCAATTCTGCCTTTTGCTTTCCTACATTTTGTGCAATAGCTCGCCCAGACTGAAGAGCAAGGTTTTTAAAAGCTTTTTCTCTTTCAAGATTTTGAGCACGGTTTTTTGCAATACGATCAAAAATTTCCGCACGACGTTGAAGTTTTCTTATATCTGGCTCAGGGCCAATGCTCATCGAAACGCCTGCAGCAATGTTGGGGAACGGGTTGTATTGAGTCAGCCCTCGCTGCCTTTGAGCGGCAATTTGATCCTCTTCTTTTCTTTGCAGTGCTATTAAACGGGCCTGTCTTGCAAGTTCTGCCGTTCGAGCAGATCTTTCTTGTTTTATTGCTTTTTCGACACTAAGAAGATCTTTTGCTAGCTGAAGCTCTTGTTTTCTTTTGGTGGCTCCAGGAGTTGCATCTATAGGCTTTCTAAGCTCATTAACTGCTTTTTGTAATGCTGTCAGTTCGCGCTGAAGACTCTTTATCCTGGCCTGGCCTTTTACCGCAACCTCAATGTCTACGTTGTAGTTGGCCACAAGCGTTAACGCAGACAGTCCTTACCGCAGTTTAACGCCTAGCCATAGCTCGCGCTCCTTTGCCCATTTGCACTTGATCAGACGCTTTTTCTTGCTGTTCTCCTTGCAACTCAAAAAAAGCAGCCCAACCGACTAGCTCTTCGTGCGTAAGCCATTGCGAAAGCTGGGCAACCGTTGTACCCAGCTCTTTTGCAAGAAAATAGATGAAGTACCAGTCTTTATTCGCTTTTGAGGTCTGCTTTCGCTTCCTCCACCTTGCTTTCAGATCCAGAAGACAGCATTGCCAGCTGAATTTCTTGCAAAACACTGGCATCCACGGCGTTTTTAAGAGCCGCCTTTTCGCCGTCCTGAAACAATCGCTTTCCGTCTGCGTCAAGAGCTTTTTCAATCATCATGCCCAGCGCAAAGTCGTTGGCATCATCAGAGCCCACCTTTTTTTGAATTGACTCGCGCTCACCAATCGTCAGAGGGTGCCAGTAAATCTCAAGCACCACTTCATCGCCGTCCTTAACCTCGTGCTTATAGAGCTGGCTAACGCCGAACTTGTTACGAAGCAGTTCGGTAGCGCGCATAAAATAGTAGCGTTTGTCTTAATATACTACACAACTGCTGTAAATTGACAAGAAACAATGCCGATGAAGTGCGAGCGATCTTCCAGCTCTACCGGAGTTGGTCCGGAAATGTCTAAAACGCGAGGTGCAACGCTGAAAGTATCGGTGTAGCCAGAAGCGTTTACAGATGTAAGACCATCAATTACAGCCTCACTTAGAGATGACAACACTGCCGTTCCGGCAGACTTAGGGACGTAGACGTTGCACTGGATGACACCGGAGTAGTAGTCCTGGGCTGCGCCTTGATTTTGAATGGTGGAACGGTTGAAGTTGACCGTCATAAGAATGTATTTTTTGTCTTTGCCGGGGGTGGTGTACTGAACGTTGTCATAAATCATTAGCACTGTGTTGTCAGCAGCTGCAACAGTGTCGGTAACTGCTTTTTCAAAAGCGGCGCGGGCGTTTACGAGAGTC